TCCATGTTTCCGGTGGATGTATATCGCCCTTCTTACTTTGAAGTTGTGATCCATCTAATGATACTTTTCTGATGTTATTTTTTCCACCAACAAATGCACCCGATGACGGTATTCTTAGAAAATTTTCGTTATAGGTTTCGCTTAGAAATTTAGATACATCTAATTCCCAGGAATTTCCTTTTGTTTTTGATTTACTTGGCATTCATTAAATCCCTTGTTTTGTTATTTATCACATAAATATCGTTATATTGGGAGAAAACTGTGTATTCGCAAGCATTTGAATCAGCCGTAAATCATGAAATGAAATATGAAGTTGGTGGATTCTGGAGTTTAGATAATCCAGGGGCCATTGATGGTACAAGCGACAAATATACAGGTTACACCAATGATCCTAACGATCCAGGTGGAGAAACAAAATACGGAATTGCCGAAAATGAAAATCCAGATATTGATGTTAAAAATTTAAATTGGGAACAGGCCAAACACATTTATTTTGATAGATATTGGATTCCTTCTCATTGTGATGATATGCCGGGACGTCTTGCCGCATTACACTTTGACGGTTCTATTAATATAGGACTTGCTTCTGCAGCAAAATTAATTCAACGTGCAGTAAATGTTACCGTTGATGGAAAAATTGGACAAGAAACAATCGAAGCTATTAAAAATGCAGATGAGATTGCCTTATGTAATTCTGTATGTGATGAACGTGCAGATTATTATAGAAACATTGTTCAAAGAAAACCAACTCAGGCAAAATATCTTCGCGGTTGGTTAATTCGTGTTGAAGAAATGAGACATTTTGTTACCGATCCCGATGGTCAATTTTAATTATATCAAAATTATTAAGGCCAGTGATTAAATACTGCTAAAATAGTAATAACAGTTCATAGTAATTGTTCATCATTTTAAAATCGAAAATTTAGATAGCAGGAGTAACGCGCCCTGTGAACGTATAAGGACAACAGCGTTTAGGTTTATATATAGAAAAAATTTAAAAATCAGAAAACATTAAAAACAGAAAACAAATTAAACCCAAATCTTAAATCAAATCAAATCATAGAAATTAAGTTTAATGCAGAATAAGGGTAGCGAGCCTTCGTTATAATATCGCCGGCGAGTCGTTCGGAATGGAGCGCAACAGCCAGGACCGTTGAATGCACAGCGGCAGAGCTATAAGAAAGCAAATTTAATTTGTCGTAAGATAGTGAGGAGTTTGCAGCAGGTATGTGAAAACAGGGTATGGCCTGCTGAGTGTCAATAGTTGTCTGAAAAGCTATTGAATTACACTGAGTCCAAAAGGTATCGACATAGATACTGGACCCCTTCCGGGACGCCTTATGAGCGCGTAGTTGACATAATCAATCCAACACTACATAAAATATCCTATTTCAGAGTCTGGCGAAACTGTCAAGAAGTTTCACCACCAAGGCGTAGCGATACCCTTGGTCTGACTCTCCCGTCAAGCCTTAAATAAAATCATTATTAAATAAGAATTTTTTATTAGTCCGAAAGAATACGAGCGAAGTTTACGAAGCGAGGGATTCTTGATGGACTTGGTCTGTAAGACCATTAATAATTGAAGTTTCTGATTTCTTATAGATTCTACGAAGTAATTTAATGACTTCATGATTCTTCTCTTCCATAATGTCTACATATGGACGAAGTCTAATTCTGACTATATCTATTCCAATTGTTTCTATTGTGATTACACCGGTAAACTTCTGAAAATACAAAGTCGAAAAAGCATTGAGTCTTAGTTCTATTTGTCCATTTAGAGGTAATTCTTCTAGAGTTGTTGAATTGATATGTCTCATGTATTTTAATTCACCTTTTATTAGGTAAACTTCTGAAATTGTTAGATCTCCATCTATGTCTTTAGTGTAGATATAAGAATCAGTTTGAGAATTTGCAGATATGATATCATATGTCTTTCTTTTTACAAAAAATTCTTCAGTTTTAAACGGAGACCATTTAAGGCTCTGTGCTTCAAACAATCTAGAAAGATCATAGACCCAATGAAATTTTGTGTATCTATTCCAACATTCCACATCATCTTTAGGAATGTCAAGTTCGTGTATATCTGTCTTCTTTTGCATGATATTGCCTCACATATATTCTTTACCGTTAGGATTAGATGCTTTTAGGTGCCTATTAATTACCTTAATTAATATTTCTCTATCTTCGAAACTCATTCCCCAGGCAGAATCATAATCAACACCACCCTTCATAACGTAACAAATTTCTGCTATATCTTCTCTTAATTTATTACATTCGTTTTCATACGTTTTTAACAGGTCCATTAATTTTTCGGATGGTAGATACATTAAGGACCTTATGAAAAATTTACCGGATTAAAATCAATTTCGTGTTCCCATTCGTGATTACATTTTTCACATTTAGCTGGGAATGTTTGTTTAATACCTACCTTATTAATTTCTTGTACTAGATCGGAAATTTGATCGATGCTTTTCTTATCGATATTATCTATAAATTCTTTAATATCTTTCTTATCGGTTACATGAATATTATTTCTTTCATCAACAACCTTGATAATTGAATTTGCAACTAACAAATAAGAAATTTTTGACATTTCTTTAAACGCGGTAGAAAATAATTTTATTCTTTGTTCTTCTGTTAGATCTTCGTTTTCGATAGCTCTTTGAATTTTTGTTTGTTCAAATTGAGCATGTAAACCTGCAAGAAGATCGGTAAATCCGTATGGCCTGACAAAAACTGTAAGTCCGGATTCGAGATTTACAACGTAATCGGCTTCTAAATACGTCATGTGGTCTAATGCATAACCTAAATCTAATTTGAATAAATTTTGATGACCACACGAAGGACAAGCAATTTCGGTTTCTAGTTTATCATTAAAGGTTGCATATCTAATAGCGGTAATTAATGCATTGATATCATTTGTTAACAATATCTTTGGATCTGAAATAGATGGTGCGCAACTTTTTAAAACTTCGATTAATGCTTCGCCATTTAAGAGGGCATCGGGATTTTTGAGGATTAATTCGTCCTTTCCAGTCATTGGAAAAATTCCCACTTCACCTTGATCTGTAAATTTAATTGATCCCGGTGGATAATATGTAATTCCACTTGGTAGTTTTATGAATAATTTAATTTGCCTAAAATACTGTTTTAGTGGATTCTGATGTTGTTCCATAATTTTCCTTGAAAATATTTCTGATAAATAAGATCGAAATATACTTTTTTATTATTTATCAAGGGACTTAATAGGCTGAAAATATGGCTGATAATTCTGTTTTTATTACGGGTGCTGCTGATGGTGCGTTTACAGAAGCATTAAGCGGACTTCCGCCATGGGCTACTGAAAGTACCTTATTTAAAATTCAAGGCATTTTAGAAAAGACATTACAAGTCCAGAATAAAATGTTAGCAGAAGCTGCCAAAAAATTCGGCGGAAAAGGTTCAAATAATCCAGAGACAACAAAGAAGTATAACGATGAGCTAGAAGAAGCAGTTAAAAATCTTGCTAAAGAAAATTCCGAAAATACTAAGAAAAAGAAAGAACGAAAAGAAGAAGAAGATCATTTTAAGAAAAAGAAGAAGCACTGGGAAGATCAGCTTGCTGTCTGGACAGAAATCAGAGGTAGAATAGTTGCTTTCGGAGCAGCAATTCAAAATACATTTAAAGAAAATTTTGATACCTATACCAAACTAAATGCTGAAGGCATCAATTTGGTCGCTAATCTACAATCTGCATCTGACGGATTTAATTCTCTTCAACAGATTACCGCACTTACTGGAGTTCGTTATACAGAATTAGCAGCTAGTATGACGAAATATAATGCAGCAGTGAATGCATTTAGTGCAGGAAAATTTGCTAAGACAGTTGGTTTAGCAACAAAGAATTTATTACAATTTGGATTTTCTAGCAAGGAATCTGCTGATTTGCTCGGTGCTTATTTAGATACACAAATGGGATACACTGACGTCAGTAAGAAGAGCGTATTACAGGTTTCGTCAGAATTAGTTGGATTTGGAGATAGAATTAATAAATTAAGTCTTGCGACCGGAATGGCAAGAGCAGCAATTTTAGCCAATTTAGATGCATTAGCAAAGAGTAACGAAGCGAGTGTTTTACAAGGACAGGTAGGTGAAAAAGCAGCCGAATCTACCTTAGAATTTGTATCATCATTGAAGAATCAAAATTTTGGTAAGAGTCTTTTAAAGATGATGACCGATGTAGTAAAACCACTTAACGAAACATCAATGACATTACAGAAATTAGGTCAAGGTGGATTTGCACAGAAGATGCAAGCATTTGTTAGAAGCCTAGATGGATTAAGTCCACAACAACAAGCTCAAGCATTAAAGGAATTTGAAAGAAGAAATCACGCAGAAATTGAAGCAAATAAGCAACAAGCGAACTTCTATAGTCAAGTTCCGGAATTAGCTGGAGAAGCAAACAAAGCACTTGAAATGTATGCTGGTTTACAACAATCGGCAAGAGCTGTTACAGAATTAAATGAAAAAGATCTTAAGAAATTAGAAAGTACAAATAAGGCTCGAGCAGCATTAGCAACTCAATGGGAAACATTACTTTCTAAGTTGCAACAGGCATTTGCACCAACAGCACCAATGATTGAAATGTTTGCAAATGGTTTAGAATGGCTTAATAAAAAGATTGATGCATTCATAAATCTTTTTAGTGATCAAACAAGATCGTGGGTTGGCATAGGTATTGTAATTGGGACATTTTTTGCCGGGATGAAAATATTAGGATCGATTGTTAGAGTCGCTTCGAAGAATTTTGGTTTAATTGCAGAAAAAGGATCTAAGGCACCGGGACTTATAAGCAGATTATTTGGTGGATTAGGAAGATTACTTCCTATAGTTGGAAGATTATTAGGTGTAGCAGGATTACTCTATGCAGCATTTGAAGTAGGACAGGCAATTGGAGAACAGATATACGGAGTTGTATCAAATTTCAATTGGTTCAACGATATGATGGATTCTTTATTTAAAGGAATTGATGATATTACTGCTGGCCTATTAGATACCCTCTCTTCATTCTGGAAGGGATTGATTCAGATAAAAGATTATTTTATGAAAACTTTTTCCGAAATCGGAGATGGATATGCAAACATTGCATCGTGGATTAGTGGAAAAATAAAAGAGGTTATTGGATTAATTCCTGATAGTGTTAAATCGATATTTTCAGAATTTACTAATATTGTGAATGATATAGGTGATGCATTCAAACAATTAATAGGCCGGGTCGTTGGAAAATTTATTCCTGATTTTGCTAAAGGATGGTTTGGTTCTGGTGAAAATAAATCACCAGCATCATCAGTGACAAATACAAAGATTTCTGAATCTAAATCAAGTACGGTTAGTTCTAATAATGTAACTATTATTAAGAGTCCATCACAAACAAATGTAGTTTCACCGAAAACAATTGCAGAACAGCCCGATACTCAATCTGTCAAGGCAGTGAAGATTCCAGAATCGTCCTCTGCAGCAGGAACAGGAATTGAGAAGTCCTCTAGTGATGTTAACATAAATACAGCATTAAATTATCAAAATTCGTTGATGGAACAACTTCTTCATAGTATTAATTCTATGGCATCTACAAGTAAAGATATTCTCAAATATACCAGGGCACAAGTATGACATGGCGTAAGTTTTTTAAGCCGGTAAATTCCGTTTTACCAGCATCACAGAGATCAATAGATAGCACTTCAGCATATGCTTCTATATCTAAATATAGTAATTGGCTTCCAGAAGTTTATTCTGGACCACCAGATAGATTACAGAGATATTCAGTTTATGATCAGATGAATTTTGATCATGAAATAAGTGCTGCACTAGATACAATTGCTGATTTTGGAACTGAAGTTAATGAACCAACTAAAATGCCATTGGTTATTAATTATAATGAAGAACCAACGCCAGCTGAAATTCAAATTTTAGAAAAATCTTTAGGACAATGGATTAGATTAAATAAATTAAATAGACGTCTATGGAGAATGTTTAGATCAACCCTAGTATATGGAGATCAATTTTTTATTCGAGATCCAGAAACATTTGAACTCTATTGGGTAGATCCTGCCAAAGTAGAGAAGGTTATTGTTAACGAAAGTGATGGAAAGAAAATTGAAAGTTATTTTATTAAGGATATTGATTTAAATATCAAAAGCATGGTTGCTACTAACCAGCTTAATAAACTTTCAAATGAAACTTTTGGTGCGAATAGTATTGTATTTTCTCCGCCAATGCAAGGTAACATGAATTATGTATCGGGCGGATATGGTGGTGCAGGAACAGCTAACTACCAAGATGGTGGTGCAGTTGCAGTAGATGCAGAACATATTGTTCAACTTTCATTAACTGATGGTATGAATGCTGCATGGCCATTTGGTTTAAGTATTCTTGAACAGATTTATAAAGTTTATAAACAGAAAGAATTACTTGAAGATGCAATCTTAATTTATCGTGTTCACAGAGCACCAGAAAGACGTGTTTTCTTTATTGACGTCGGAACAATGCCTCCAAACAAATCACAACAGTATCTTGAGCGTGTTCGCTATGAAGTTCAGCAAAAAAGAATTCCAAGTAGAACTGGCGGCGGAGCAAATGTTGTCGATTCTACATATAATCCAATGTCTATTCTTGAAGACTACTTCTTTGCTGTAACAAGTGAAGGTCGTGGATCTAAGGTAGAAGTATTACCTGGTGGTGAAAATCTTGGTGATATTGATGATTTAAGATATTTCAATAATAAAATGATGAGAGCGCTTGGTGTTCCAAGTTCATATCTCCCAACCGGTCCAGAAGATGGAACTGCCACAATAAATGATGGTAAGGTTGGAACAGCATTTATTCAAGAATTTAGATTTGCTAAAGTGGTTTCAAGATACCAACAACAAATTATTGAATCTTTCGATACAGAATTTAAATTATTCTTAAAGCATCGTGGTGTCACAGTTGATAACAGTTTATTTGAAATTCAGTTTACAGAACCACAATCATTCTCTGAATACAGACAACTCGAATTAGATGCAGCAAAAATTAATGCCTTTACTGCATTGACTGATATTTCGTTTGTTTCTAAGAGATTTATTCTTAAAAGGTATCTTGGCTGGACTGATGCAGAACTTGCAGAAAATGAACGTATGTGGAAGGAAGAGAGAAGCAGACTCACTAAAACGTTTGCACCTGAACCAATGGGTGGTGGATCTGCACCAACTGGTTTATCAGATGTTGGAATTACAAGTTCTGGCATTGATGGAATGCTTCCTCCAGAAGGCGAAGAGGGTACCGAAGGTATGGATATGACCGGCGGAGATGGGTCAGAAGTTTCCGATAATGAAGTAGATAATTTTGGACAATAAGGATCGATAAAATGAAAATTTCAGAAATTATGGAAGGTGTTAAAGACGAGGACGACGATTTCCGTTTTGAAGTTCAGAAAAGAATTAAACCCTGGGGGCAGGCAAAAGATGATCCCGAGAATAAATCTGATTCAGCGCGTAAAATGAAAGATATTATGAAACGTAGTAATCAAATGGGACATTCGGGATCAGTAACTCAAGCTGTTGATGTCTATCCAGCATTATAAGATAAATAATAATTCGGGAAAAAGGATATTATGAGGGCAAAAAATCTTTTAGTTGAATTTTATGATCCAGCTGATGATGAATTAGGAAAGGCTAAAATGGATGATACACGTCGTCCACGCCTTACCTTCATGCACCTTCAAAAACTAAGAAAGGCTAGAGATGCTGAAAAATATGATAAAGCACAGCATCTAGAGTTCTTACCAGATATGTATGGACAATCTGCTGAACCTCAACAGCCAACTTTATAACATATTTTTATTCTTTAGATACCTGAACTAAATATTTCTTGTCAATCGACAAAATCATCAAAATGGCCTCTTTTTCGGCCATTTTCGTCTATATTCCCTGACTTCTAGTTAAATATCATGAATACCTTTAATTGGTAATTTTGAAAACCTAACAACTAAGGAGATAGGGCATGTCACAACAAATGAAGTTAGAACAAGTGTTAGATCTTCTTCTTAACGAAGAATCTGACCAGGCAGCTGAACTTCTCCATCAAATCATTGTTGAAAAGGCTCGTACCATCTACGAAAGCATTGTCGAAGAAGAAGACATGGATGTCGAAGAAGGTAATGAAGAGATTGAAGAATCTGAAGACGATGTTGGTGGTGAACCTAATAAGAATTTTACAGATGAAATTGCGTCTGACAAGGACGAAATTGATACAGATGAACAAAACGATGGTGAAGCATCCGAAGAGGATGACGAACCTTCTGACGAAATGGGAAGCGAAGAAGGCGAAGAAGAAATGGGCGAAGGCGATGTCGAAGACAGAGTTGAAGATCTCGAATCACAGCTTGCTGAACTTCGTGCAGAATTTGACGCTTTAATGGGCGAAGAAATGCAAGAGCCAGAACATGCAGATCTTGCTGGCGAATTTGGCGCCGAAGAGGAACCTGAAATGGATATGGGCGGCGATGAAGGAATGCCTGATTTCGGCGGAGAAGAAAAAGTCGTTGGTGAAGTAGTTGCTACCATGTTTGAAAAGAAGAAAGATGGTAAGATCAAGAAAGCACCAGAAGCTAAAGATTTAAAGAAAGATAAGAAAGTCGACGAAGAAACACAATTTATGAAGAAAGTCGGCGATACAGGACAGAAGAGTGCAAATCCTGGTTTTGCTGGTACAGGTAAAGATACCCCAAAGGGTGCCGAACAAGGTAAGTCTGTATTTTCAAAAGCTCCTTCAAAGCCAAGTTACGGTGGAAAGACTGATAACATTTTAGGTAGCAAGTCTACTGGCGGCGAATATGGAAAATGGACAGGCGATTGTGCGTCCGATGATACTCCATCAGATAACGTTGATGTTCCATTAAAGAAAACAGGAAGCCATGCTGATAAGGCAGAAGGTAAGTTTGTTGGTACAGGAAAAGGAAGTCACTCTGGTAAGACAGATGTAAAGAGTCCTTTATCTAAAGCACCAAGCAAGCCTGGCGCAAGGCACGAATAATAGGAAAATAGATGTCTATGGCAAATAAACTTTACGAGTATCTATCTTTTGATAAGGCACACGTAACATTACTTGAGGAAACCAACGCTCGCGGTGGAAAAGATCTTTGTATGAAGGGAATCTTTATACAAGGAGACGTTCGTAACCAAAATCAGCGTGTTTATCCGGCAAGAGAAATTGCTAGGGCTGTTAATTCTATTACAGAAAAGATTACACACGGTCAATCAGTTATGGGAGAACTGGATCATCCAGAAGAACTTTCGATTAATTTAGATCGTGTGAGCCACCTTATCACTGAAATGTGGATGGATGGCACTGACGGATACGGTAAGTTGAAAATTGTCTCAACTCCGATGGGCAATATCGTAAAGACGCTATTGGAATCGGGCGCAAAGTTGGGTGTTTCATCCCGTGGTTCTGGAAATGTTAACGATGATGGTGCAGTTTCTGATTTTGAAATTGTAACAGTCGATATAGTCGCTCAACCGAGTGCACCGAACGCATATCCAAGAACAATTTATGAAAGTCTTTACAACATGAAAGGCGGTGCAAGTTTAATGTCTACAGCCAAAGATGCATTATACGAAGCCGCAGCACAGAAACAGCTTGCGAAAGACATTCAACGATTTATTCAAGAGTTAAAATATTAGGAGAACTCAAGATGGCAAAGAAAATTGATGAGATCTTGAGCGAAAGCGTCGGACTTTCTGAAGATGTAAAGAATCAGATTGTTGGACTCTGGGAAGAAAGAATTGCCGAAGCACGTGAAGAAGTTGCAGCAACACTTCGTGAAGAATTTGCTCGTAAGTTTGAACATGACAAGGGAGTTCTCGTCCAGTCCATGGATCGTTTCTTAACAGATAAAGTTCGCGTCGAACTCGAAGAATTCGCCGAAGACAAGAGGAAACTTGTCGAAGAAAAAGTTGCTTATAAGAATAGGCTACTTGAACACACAGGAATGTTAAACAAGTTCATCACAGAAGCCGTCGCAAAGGAAATGAAAGAATTTCATGGCGAAAAGAAGTTAATGAAGGAAAATTTTAAGAAACTTGAAAACTTCCTTTTGAAACAACTTGCTGAAGAAATTCGTGATTTCCGCGAAGACAAGAAATCTCTCGCAGAACAGAAAGTCAAGATGGTTACTGAAGGTAAACAGAAACTACAAGAAACAAAGACACAATTTATCAAGCGTGCAGCTCAGATTGTTGAAGCCAACATCGAAAAAGCATTACGTACTGAAATTGGACAATTCAAGGATGATATTCGTATTGCCCGTGAAAACGAATTCGGTCGTAAGATGTTTGAAGCTTACGCTGGTGAATTTATGGCTTCGTATTTAAACGAAGGTACTGAAATTAGAAAACTTCAGAAAGTATTAGAACAGAAAGAAGCTGAATTGAAAAATCTTAACGAATCAGTTAAGAAGTCAAGAAGCGTAATGGAAAGTCTTGATACTAAACTTAAGGTTACACAGGACCTCGTAGAAAGAGAAAAAGCCATGAACGAATTACTCGCCCCATTGTCTAAAGACAAGAAGGCAGTGATGAAAGAATTGCTTGAATCAGTTCAGACAAAGAATTTACAGGTAGCATATAACAAGTATCTACCAAGCGTTCTTAATGAAGCAATCGAACGTAAACCTGTGACACAAAAACCACAGTTGAACGAAGCAACATTGTCTGAAAGAACAGGTAATAGAGTGGATAACACTCGAAGCGAAGATCAGGAAGAAGTCGTTGATCTTCAGAAAATTTTATCCTTAGCCGGAATTAGAAAGTAATTTAGGAGAATTAATAATGGCAACTAAGCTATTTGAATCAAACTGGGCCGCTACTAAAGAAGCCCTTCTAGAAGGCCTTTCGGGAACCCGCCGTCAAAGCATGGACGTAGTGTTTGAAAACACTCGTAAATACTTAGCTGAATCGGCTACCGCAGGAGCTACACAAGCAGGTAATATCGCTGTACTTAACAAAGTTATGTTACCGCTAATTCGACGTGTTATGCCAACCGTCATTGCAAATGAAATCATGGGTGTTCAGCCAATGACAGGACCTGTTGGACAGATCCATACATTGCGTGTTCGTTATGCTAATACTGCCGCTGGAATTACAGCAGGTACTGAAGCATTGAGTCCATTTGATATTGCTAAAGCATATTCGGGTAACGAAAATGCTGCTGATCCAGCTGCCGCAAGCACAGCTAGATTAGAAGGCGTACCAGGTAACAAGTTAAGCATTCAGATTCTAAAGGAAACTGTCGAAGCTAAAACACGTAAGCTATCGGCACGTTGGACTTTCGAAGCTGCACAAGATGCTAACGCTATTCATGGTATTGACATCGAAGCAGAAATTATGCAAGCACTTGCACAAGAAATTACAGTTGAAATTGACCAGGAAATGCTTTTCAAGCTCGGTAGTTTAGTCCCTGTTGCTCCAACAACATTTGACCAAGCCGCTGTTTCTGGTACAGCAACATACGTTGGTGATGAAATGGCCGCTCTTGCAGTTATGATCAACCAACAAGCTAACCTTATCGCAGCACGTACACGTCGTGGTGCAGCTAACTGGGCAGTTGTTTCGCCAACAGCATTAACAATTCTTCAGTCTGCTACAACATCGAGTTTTGCTCGTACCACAGAAGGTACATTTGAAGCACCAACAAATACAAAGTTTGTCGGTACACTCAATAGCACCATGCGTGTTTACGTTAACCAATACGCAAGCGATGGAGATCCAGTCCTTATTGGTTACAAAGGACCAACAGAAACAGACGCAGCAGCTTACTACTGCCCATACATTCCATTAATGAGCGTTGGTCCTGTTATGGATCCACAGACTTTCGAACCAGTTGTTTCATTTATGACACGTTACGGATACTTGGAACTTACCAATACCGCTAACTCGTTCGGTAACGCAGCTGACTACCTTTCGAAAGTTGGTATCAATAGCGCAACATTGAAGTTCTATTAATCCTTAGTTAGAACTTTTAGTAGGTTTGGGGCCCGATTTATTCGGGCCTTTTTTATTGAAAAACTTTCCAATTTGTTTTTAATGACAATTTCTTGATAAATATAAGAAATTGATAGGAAAGGTATGGCGCATAAAATTGTAGTTCAAGACGGATCTTTAATATTTGCAAAATCTGATGGAACAGGTATTTTAGTTGATGTTGAAGGATCTATTAATGCAACTGGCACAATTGTTGGTTCCAATTTAACTGGCACCAACACTGGAGATCAGACTATTACATTAACCGGTGATGTAACCGGGTCAGGTACAGGAAGTTTCGCAACAATACTTTCATCGAGTGGAGTTACTGCAGGCACATATACTTCAGCTAACATCACAGTTGATGCTAAAGGACGAATTACAAGTGCAGCAAACGGAACCGGAGGCGGAGGACAACTTGAAACTAACGTTACCTATTATGTCGACCCAAGTGGAAGTGATTCCAATAATGGTTTATCTCCTGCAACGCCTTTTGCAACAATTAATAAAGCAATTACCACTGTTTACACATTAACAATTGGATCTCTTGCTACAGTTACCATCCAACTCGCCGATGGAACATATACCGAAACCAACGAATTAAATCAGGTACTCTGTACAGGTCAAGATTGGTTTAATGTTTCAATTCAAGGTAACAATGTCACTCCGTCGAACGTTGTTATTAATGGTGGATTCAACTTATATTTCTCAAACGTTTGGGCGATTTACAACTTACAAATTAATGCTTCGAGTGTTGCAATCGCAGCGTACGATGGATCAATCTTTGAGTGCGATTCTGTTATTTTCAATCTTCCTACTAATGGTACTGCCGTTCAACTGTTTGACGGATCACTGGGTGTTATCTCGAACATAACGATTCAAAGCAATGCATTTAGCACTCCTCACTCGTGGTTGGAGCTTTCTAATGCTTCTAGAGCCGAAATCACAGGTAACATTGTGTTCTCGGGAACGAACAACTTCAGTGTAGCCTTGATCGAAGCTAGTGACCTTTCGATGGTCAGCTTCAACGTGACAACCTCGGGATCACCAACAGGTACAGCATATACTCTCATTCGTGGCTCTTCTCTCTATTCACCTGTTACAATGCCAGGTACGATAACAGGAACACTTGATGCATCTTCGAGTTTCAACGGAGCAACCGGTGGCAGAGAAATATTAACCGCTGCCAGAACATATTACGTGCGCACCGATGGTTCTGATTCAAATAATGGTCTGACAAATAGTTCTGCTGGTGCATTCTTAACAATCTCACACGCGATGTTAATAGTTTCAAGACTTGACTTCAACGGATGGGGAGTTACTGTCAGTATCGGAAACGGAACTTACAACGAAAGCGTAACCGTTCCAGTTGCTGTAGGAGCAAGTGCTAATTCAGAACTTATCATTACCGGAACGCTATCAACAATCATCAATGGTCAGTTTAGCTCATACGCTGGTAGCACTCCTACATCTATTCAAGGCATTACACTTAATAATACCGGCGGAAACATAATCTTAGCTGACGGCCCCGGAGTCTACCTTAAAACAACTGGGTGTACCTTTACAGGCACTGGTGCTACCGTTTTTTCTGTTTTAAACAACGCTATGTTGGATGTGTTTAGTCCAACTATTAACATCTCAACAATCGACGGATTGGTAGCGGTTTATGGACAGTCACATGTTCGTATGCAGGGTGGTATAACATTTTCCCAACCATGTACTTGTAGTGGTGGGAATTATATTTTCTATGTAGAAGGAAATAGTTTTGTTGAAAATTATATGTCGCTAAGTTCGGGAACTATTACCGGATCAGCATATAATGTTCGTGAACTATCCTTCTTGCTAGAGAACGGCACAACTCTTGGAACAGGTGGTGTCACTGGTACAGGTGGATTGTTTAGTACAACTATTTAATAATGGATTTTCTATATAAATATAAAATAAAACAAAATTATGTCATATAAGGTATCCTCGCAAGACGGCATAGTCGAAATATCCAGGCAAGATGGAACAGACGTTTCGCTCGATGTACGTGGAACAATAACCGCAACTGGAACAGTTAGCGGTTCGAATTTGACTGGAACAAATACCGGAGATCAGACTATTACTTTAACCGGTGATGTTACTGGATCCGGAACAGGAAGTTTTGCAGCGACATTATCTGATACGAGTGTTACACCCGGTGTTTACACATCTGCAAATATCACAATTGATTCAAAAGGCAGAATTACAAGTGCGTCAAGCGGTATAGGTAGTGGAGGAACAGTAACTAATGTTTCTGTTACCACTGCAAATGGAGTTTCAGGATCAGTAGCTAACCCAACAACCACGCCAGCAATAACATTAACCCTTGGCAATATAACACCAACCTCTGTTGCTGCCACCGGAACAGTTACTGGTTCAAATCTATCTGGTACAAATACTGGTGATCAAACTATTACTTTAACTGGTGATGTAACGGGCACAGGTACGGGAAGTTTTGTAACAACCTTAGCGAATACTGCTGTAGTTGCTGGATCCTATACAAATGCGAATATCACAATTGATTCAAAAGGTAGGATCACAAGTGCATCAAATGGTGGAGGAGGAACGGTTACTAGTGTTTCTGTTACTACAGCTAATGGTGTTTCGGGAACAGTATCAAACCCAACAACTACGCCAGCAATAACATTAACATTGGGAAATATTACACCTACTTCGGTGGCAGCAACCGGAACAGTTACCGGTTCGAACCTATCGGGTACAAATACCGGTGATCAAAATCTCTTTTCATCAATAGCTGTATCTGGCCAAACAACAGTAACGGCAGCTTCTACTACTCAAACATTAACGTTGGTAGCAGGAAACAATGTTACTATTACAACCGATAATACCACCAAAAATGTAACAATTGCAACAACAAGTGGAACTCCTATATCAGTAGGAACTGCTATAACATATAGTGTCGGCGGAACAACTATATCTTCAACAAGTGCTTTCTATTCAGTTGATACAAGCGGTGGAAATACAACAGTTAGATTTCCAGCTTCTCCGGTGGATGGAGAATTTCATACAATTAAAAAAATAACAACCGATGCAAACACAATGACAATCGATGGCAATGGTAAGACAATCGATGGTTCTTCTACTGTTGTTACTTCTTCAACATCAAGACCATCCTATTCATTTGTATATAGTAACCAATTAGGTTATTGGAGTATTGTATGACATATAATGTAAACAGAAAGGTAACATTTCTTGGTGTATTCCCTGGAGTTTCTGGAACAGTTAATACCGGATTGCCGATTTATCCAAATGCAACAGGTCTTCTTAGTGCTATCTATGCATGGGCTGCCGGTGCGGTCTCTGTGAATACAACAATTACCTTATATAAAAATGGAGTTTCATTTACTACAGTTACCATATTAGCGGGACAATCTACCGGATCGACAACCGGCTTATCATTATCTGTTGTATCAACGGATTATTTTACAGCAGGAATATCGGGGTCAAGTACCAATAATGCTGGATTTAGTGTAGAAATAATGATTTAAGGAATATATCATGACAATTAGAGCATATAAAATTCAACAAAACGAAGGTGAAAGTTTTCATGATTTTTGTAATCGCGTAACATCGATGGATATTACATTTGATACTGAATTTAGAAATGTAATTATTCATAATAACGGTTATATTGAAGTTGATGGAACAATTAACGGATTAACTGAAATTAATATAGGTGGAACATAATATATCATGTATGCTGTTTATAATTATAAGGCAGGATCAACACAAGCACAGGTGTTATCAGATATTGTAGCTATCCTTACAGGAACTACGTTAGTATCTTCACTTAGTGCATCTTGTGTTCAAGTCAACTCCTCTATTGTTTCAACAGAAGCAGCTGGTTGGTCAGTATATGATGCTTCTGCCGGTACCAACCAGCAAGTTTTAAGAGTACTCAATCAAGACGCTACCACGTTTAAATATTGGGGCGTTCAGATGACTACAACCACAGCGTTCACAATGACGGCATATGAAAGTTTTAATAGTAGTACTCACGTCGGAACCAATACATGTACTTCATCAACGGGGGCCTGGGATGCAACCAATGGTGGATTCTTTTATATCTATGCCACTCCGAAAAATATTGTATTCTTATCATGGTTATCGGCCACTGGATATAAAGGCCTTACTGGTTCCTTATTTGAAATTACAAGAGATACAATACCATCTACATATCCATGTTGGATTTTAGACACACTCGGAACCGGTATTGGTATTAATTTATCTCTTCTTGGATCTACATCTGGTATGCAAATTCCAAGAGTTAAGAATGTTTCAACAACCGGCGATACTCTTACATCTTCGACTGCATCGTCTATGGGATATGGAGTTGTGACAGCAGTAGGTAATGCGACTTCGGTAGGTGGTGGATATTATAGAGATGCGTCTGAAACTCAATATGTAGCTATGAATAGCACCGGTGCTGTGTATAACGGCACATGGTTAGGTTCTGGTTATGATTTAAAAGCAGTTACTATTCTTTCCGGAGTTAATATTTTAGATGAAATTGTAATTAGTGGTGTTAATTATGTAAATTTTGGAAATGGTGTTACAACAGCCTCTTCCGGACTTTGGGTACCTAAGAAATGACAGTTCTTGTTTACACCACTACAGTTCAACCCGCGGCAGGACCCAGAGAATCTACTGGAATTAATTTGACAGTAAGTGGTACATTAATATCATTTAATACATATCGTCAACGATTTCAAGCTGGCGATTCTCTTGGTGGAACTATCATTCAATCAACTGCCATTACATCAATATTAAATAGCGGATTTAATGGTGGTACATTTGGTCCAGCTAAGGGAGGTACGACTGTATCATCTAATTCTCAGTTTATTTGGGGATCGATAACATCGTTCTAATTAAGGATTTAAATTATGTATGCTGTTTATAATTACAAAGCTGGATCAACGCAGGCACAGGTGTTATCAGATATTATATCTATTTTAACTGGTACAACAAACGTTGCCAGTCTTAGTGCATCTTGTGTTCAGTCTAATACTTCTATTACTTCAACGGTTGCTGCTGGTTGGTCAGTTTGGGATGCCTCTGCAGGAACAAATTGGCAGATGCTACGTACTTTAGCACAGGATGGAGTTACATATAAATATTGGGGCATACAATTAAACGGTATTTCTACCTTCTTATGCTTTATTGCTGAAACATGGAATGCAAGTACTCATGCTGGAACCAATGCATGTACCACAGGATCCGGTTCATGGGATGCAACCAATGGTGGTTATTTTTATATCTATGCCACAGCAAAGAATATTATTATGATTTCTTGGACCACCACTGGTAGTTTTCGAGGATTTACAGGTTCAACTATCGAAACTACCCGAGATGCTGCCATTCCTTCTGGATATCCTTGCTATGCAATGTTTTCACAGGCCGCCGGACAATCGGCTCCGTGGTTTTCATTGGCCAACACTTCATCTTGGTTTATCTCGAGAGCTAAAAATCAAACATCATCGGGCGATACCACTGTATCTGCAGCGATAACCAATTTGGGTCCAATATTAAATGTTGGTGGACCACAAGGTGCAGGAAGTGGTTTGTATAGAGATGCTTCTGAAAATCAATATATAGCACTTTATTCTGCCGGAATGAGTTTTAATAGTGTTTTTGCCGGAACAGCATATGATATTAAATTATCCTCTGTTTCATCAGCTACACTTCTTGATGAATTTTCATATTCGGGGACCAATTACGTTAATTTTGGATTCGGTGCTACAGCGTCCGGTGGTGGATTGTGGGTTCCTAAACAGTAATGAAATATTCTGATATACGAACTAATATCAAATCTGGTGATCTCCTAGCATTCTCTCATGCTGGTTGGAAATCTTGGCACGATATAAAAGTTCAAGCAGTTAGAATTTTTACAAAATCAGAATATTCGCATGTTGGAATAGCATGGGTAACCGGTGGACGAGTATTTTGTTTGGAAGCTGTGGTTCCGTTAGTGAGAATTTTTCCTTTATCTAAATTAGGAGACTTTTATCATGTTCCGATGGAAATTAATTGGACACCTGATATCGAAGAATATGCAATGTCTATAATCGGTGAAAAATATTCTCAGATACAAGCAATTGAGTCTTTTCTAGATTTAGATATTGATGATAATCTTTGGGAATGTGCAAGATATGTGCAGGCGGTGTACGAAAAAGCTGGAATAGATATTTCGGTATCAGCTACTCCGTCAAATCTGGTTAAGTTTGTTCAGCAAGAATTAGATAAACCTGTATATCTTATTGAGAATTCGAATGTTGATTGATAATTAATTTTATCTTTTCAATTGCTTTGAGATTGCAGAAACTAATTTTAGCCCCTTGATGCATTGGTTTTGGCCATTGTCCTAAGTCAATCCATGCATAACCAGCACTTTCAATATTTAATTCCGGAATAAATTCCTCTTCAACGACACATACGAAAGTATAATATCGAAAATGTTTATCCTTGCTATGATAGATATCAAAGGGATAAATTCGTTCAATATCCGGAATAGATCCCATTTCCTCTGATAATTCTCGGAGAAGTGCTTCCTTAGGTTGTTCACCTTGTTCCACCATACCGCCCCATAATGACCAACACATCGAATGTGTTTTATGGGGTGCTCTAAGATTCAGAAGTATGCGTTGAGTTTTGGTCGAAACAAAAATTGTTCCCACTCCTATTTTTTGTGAAGTATTGAAATTGGTCATTTAGTTATTCGTAATTGTTAACTGTAGTTCCGTTTGGTGCAGAAATGATATTATCAATTCTCCAGTAGCCTGGATTATACATGCCATAATAGGTATATGTCCAGTCTTTACCGTCAAACATATATTGACTACCGTTTGCATTATTTATAACATAATTTTTTCCAATAGAATTTCTTGAATCAAAAGCAACAAACCAATTTATACCATTATATTCGATAATGTCATTTGGATAGGCAATCAGCATCTGTCCCCATGGACTTGTTGATACATTTGGAGGAATTGCAGGTTCTTCACCCGCACTGTCGGCTGATGTTAATAGATAACGTTGTCCAGCGGTAGCAGCAGGTAATCCATTTCCCGGTGTAACTTCAACAGGATCAATAATTGTTGTGATAGGTGTAAGTGTCGTAGGTGGTAATGTATCTATATCGGGTGTAAAGAATAAAATGTTTTGATGATTAGGATCTTGACTTATTGTTCCAATAATATCAGAAGTATCTACCTCAATATTCGGATCTAATTTCAATCTTATTTTTGTAATATTAGGTGTGATCTGTCCGTATTTTTGGATTAAATCTGGCCAACTTAGTGTTGGATCTATTTCTCCATTTTCGTTTAAGAGAGTAATTAGATCAGAGGAATTTCCCTTCGCAACCGAAATCTTATAATCCCCTTCGGTTGTAATAATTTGAATTGGAATTTGATCTAAACAACTAAATGGATCGTATTCGATACCTTCTTCGATGCTATCACGAATACTCTGAACTTCACTGGTGTTAAAAACCTGCGTAACTATTTCTGCGATTAGACCACTTCGTTTTAATTTGGCTGGAGGATTAATCCATCCTTGTATCTTAAATTTAAAGCTCATCACATCACGAGTATCATCGGAACCTTGTGGAATACTTCTATTTGTCCAAATAACATCTTCTAACCAAACCTCAAAAATACTTGTCCAATCTAAAAGATTACTATTTTGTTGGAGTTGTAATGAAGGATTAAATATCATACAAATCTGTTCAAAAATTTGTAATTTAATGGTTGTATTTGTTGTCCATACATCTAATCTAAAAAACATATCGTATGGTACAGGCATGTATCTTTCAACATCTTGTCGTACACCAGGGTCCTGTCCGTAGGTATCTGTTTGATAATTATAACTTCTTTCTACTGTAGAAACCTTACCAACATATTGTGGATCTTGTCTTCTCTTTGGTTCGTGTTTAATATTTTCAATCCATACACTAAACATTGGAGAAGGAAGCAATGTATTTTGACTTGCTCCTTTAATTAATTGTGAAACCATCCATGATGGATCACCATATAAAATTGGAACTCTCTGTATAGAAAAAAGTCCATTGGCATCCGGTCCAATTCGAATTTTCATATCAGAGAAAATTCTCATAAATTGAACAAGATATCGTCTTATTTGAGAATCGTAAAAGAAATCCAATTTTAAAAGTTCCTTTAATAACCGCGATTGGCAGCTCTATCATCGGCAATCTTAGATCTAGCAGCTTCGTTATCGGTTGTTTGTTTCTTTCTCTCAGCATACAGATCGACCTTCTGTTTAACAATTGTCGAAACAGCTTGTTTTTCTGGAACAACAGTTCCATCTGAAAGAGTTGTATCATTGATATTATCGATAAATGTATCCAATACTCTGTTGTATGCAGTCCAATTTTTCAAAACGTTTACCTCAATTAATTTAAAACAATTTCCTTGCTTTTGAAATAATCTTTCTGGATAATAATCAATTCTTAAATAATATTGTCCATCTTGCATATCGGTCGGAAAACTAATGCCTGCACCAACCAATGGTCCACTAGGAACTAGATCATCATTTAGGTCGGTAGAATAATTAGGTGGTGCACCGTCACCACTGAAATAATTACTTCCGATTACTGGGTAACCGGTGTTTGAATCAATGTATATATATAAATTTGCACTCTCAAAGAATTTAGGATCAAAAAATGCATTGCACTCAGCTTCTTTGATAATTTCATCAGTGAGACCAATAATTTGGCAGAACAAGTTTAATGAATTCGTAATATTCGGATTTTCTCCTATACCTGGATTTCCATTTGAATCTGTTGTATCTGTAAATCCCTCTGGCATAATTCCAATACCTTGACCTGCACCACCAGCAGTTTGTCCTGTTGATGCTTGATCAAGGATTTCTTTGTATTCCGGAGATGCTTGTAGAAGTTTTGCTCTTACCAGCCATAAGTGTGGATACCATTTTTGGCCATAGCCTCCAGCAGCATATAATGCATCCTGAATAACATAATATTGATTAATTCCAACGGCATTATCGAAAATAGGAGTATCAAACATATTTGGTAGTTCTAAGACATCACCTGCAATGAGTTTTCTTCCTAATGCATCCATCATATCATTAAAATGAAATTGGATTCGAATAACATCGGAACTTAAGAAGACTCCAAATTGTGATAAATCAAAATTAACATCTTGCGGAGTGTAATGACCCTTTAATTCAATAACGTTTGGATCATATTTTCTATTGTTGTTTTGTAGGAAAAGAACATCTTGAATGGTTGTTAAAGATGTATTTGTGTTTCCGTTTGAATCGGTTGTAGGACCTTGATACATATGAACAAGAATTCCTAATCCAGCAATTCTGAAATTTTCACCGATTGTTTTATCGATGAAATTATAATCATTTGTTTTTTGAGGATTCCATAAGGATATTCTAGGCATTTTTTTTCTCTTGTATATATTCTGGATAATTTTTGGATTTTAATCTATATCTTATCGTTTCATGATGTATATTTAAGGCCAAGGATGCTTCGGTTATCGATGAATATTGTTTTCCGAAGATTTGAACAGGAACCTTAATTTTTTCAACCATTTTGTTTAGTTGTTCAATTTCGAGGTCATTGCAAATTTTTCCTTTGAGTGCTTCTGATATTTTCAAAGCATGTTCTTTTGTCCTTGGTGGCTTTTTCTTTCCTTTCAATGAAGTCGATATTTTTCTTTTTGTTTCGTTTGAGAGTATTTTTGGTCCCTTATTTCTGCCTATAGATGCCTGACCGATTCTATTTTTAGCATTTTCTGTATGCTTATAACCAGAGATTCCTTCACCACCATCTGTTCTATTTAGAAGAATGCCTGTTCCTGTATTCTTTCTCCCCCACCATTTAATTAATCTACGTTCTATAGCTAATGCACCAATTTCAGTAAGATCATTTTCAATTATAAGAATAAAATTTTTGTTAGGTATTGATATGTTGACATGTTTTCGAAACCTTCGATTTTCAGTTCCTTTTCCAATATAATATGGTGTGCCTGCTTTCGCAGTTTTGCTATCTTTACTTCGGATATAAGCATACACATAGAAATTATTCATATTACCTCATTTTCTATTATTTATCACATTGATAAATATTGGAAATTGATAAACCACTTGACACACTGAATTAATTATATATAATTGCGATATTGTTTTATGGTGATGAATAGAAGAAAACTTAACATCCGATATAAATTGATAGTGGATCGGCACCTATCTAAAACAATAAAAGATGCGATTTGACACCTATATTAAGTATGTGTAAAATCGTCGATGATAAATAAAATTGAAGGCGAATATATATCTGTTTACAGAAGATAACCGTTGTAACTTAGCAGATTTTCTATAACTTTTAAGTAGCCAGAATTAATTGTAAATCATCTTGATATAGTTGACGTAGATTAAAACGTTTGCTACAATTGAGATAAATAAACATTGCATAGAATGGGTCTGTGCAGTAGAGAGTTTTTAGGAATAAAATGAATTACATTAACCGTTTTAATAAACCGACAGTAGATGCGATGTTAGATCGTATGCATCTCTGTGGATTTTATTGGGCAGGTAATAGTACAGAGATTGAACAAAACCCTACCAAGGCTTCCTTATATAAGGAGACTAGAAATACATAAAGTAAATCTAGAAAGTTTATATAAGGAAGCCGCTAGGAAACTAAGCGGCTTTTTTATTTCCATGTTAAGTCTAAGGACGTATTATGGACGGTGTGTATAGGAAACGCGATCCTGCCAGGCACCGTAAAAACATCTAGCTATTAATGAGGGCGTACTAGAAGATGAGAAGCCTATGGAGATAACGTAGGTGGTAAAAATCTAGGATATTAAAATATATCAAAAATGGTGTATTTTAATATCAACATTCGAAAGAGTGTTTTGGAGTAGTAGACCGTTATGGAGGCGGGGCAGTCTGTAAAACTGTCATCACTGATCATCTAGGTTCGATTCCTAGCTACTCCACCAGAATTATGGGCTTGAGTAATGGGGTTACTGGTTTCCCTTGCAAGGAAATTGTAAGTAGGGTTCGATTCCCTCCTGGTCCACCAAATTTCTCTCTGTGTACATAGCCGCGCTTGCTAGAATGTTAAAGGCGCGAGAGAAACCGAGCGAAGCTTAGACGTTGCAGTAAGCGAATGGAACGTTCAATCAAGTGTGAAGCTTGTCTAATTTCATCTGGGTTACCTGGTTACTATAGAAATATACTGGATACCTGGACCAATTTGCCGCCATAGTGTAGTGGTACTGCACGCGACCCTGTCACGGTTGTAGTAGGAGTTCGATCCTCCTTGGCGGCGCCAATTTTTTGCTCCTATAGTATAATGGATTAGATTATAACGGTTTTGTAGTCCGTGGATGAAGGTTTGATTCCTTCTGGGAGCTCCAGTTAGATGTAATATAGAAAGACTTCCTATTCCAATCTGCATTATTACATTAGATAATTGCCCCGGTATGATGGCGTATATAATCTGCCAAAGTTTTTCAGGGTGTATGGTAATGGTTAGCCGCCGAGCTTTGGAGCCTCGTAGACACAGTTCGATTCTGTGCTCCCTGACCAGTTTTTAAAGGATCCCTGCAGCAATCATTAGCATGTCAAGCCGTAGGTCGTGGGTTCAAATCCCACTTGCTTCGTTAAATGTATTTTTGTTACATTTAACGAAGCAATAGCTCAGTTTGGTAGAGCAACGTAAAAAGTGATCCTGTCCTATTTTAATTTTGCTCCTGTAGCTCAATGGCAGAGCAGCGTGCTGATAACGCGAAGACGTAAGGTTCGATTCCTTTCGGGAGCACCATTAATAATTCAACCATGTCTAGAATTTTATATATCGGTATTGAAATTTCGGTTAATTATCCCGCCGATGACTGGCCGGATTACGAAAAAACAAGAATAAGATTAGGTGTTGAGAAAATAGAATTTCGATATAACTCTCTGGCTAGAATTTTTGATGGAAATATTTTTGAGGTCGAATTAAAAAAAGATGATTGTTTAGAATTTTTTAAACTTCGTCTTGATCCAGGAATGTACATAATTCCACAAATTTATATAATGAATTATATGGATAATCGAAAAGATCAATATAGTAGACCTTTCGATTATATTCCTTAATATCCCGTGAGGCAGCTGGTTGTGGCCGTTAGTCCTTCAAACTAATGAGAGGGATCGAAACCCCTACGGGATGCCAATATTTTTCTTGTCTCTATCGTCTATATGGTTTGAGGACGTTACCCTTTCAAGGTAAAAAGCGTGGGTTCGAATCCCCGTAGGGACGCCAATTTTGATCGAAATATATTAAATTTGCAAAATTTATTGAAACCGGTCTTGAAAGCCGCTATTTCGATTTGGGGGTATGGCGTAATGGTAACGTACCGGTCTCTTAAACCGTGAGTTCTTGGGTTCGAGTCCCAGTGCCCCTACCAGTAATGATTTTATAGGCGCTCCCGATGTCACTATGATGTCCAAAACCTTATACTCGGATTCATGAGGGCCTGCCATATTTTTCGCCTTGGTGTAACGGCTAGCACGCTAAACGAAAGCAATTCTGTCTAAGAATTCGTTCAGCACTAAATTTCAATTCCATCAGAAGGGAGAGGAGGGGGTTCGATTCCCTCAGGCGAGACCAAATTTCTACTAGGTAGCTCCTAGTGAGTCATATGGTTCTACTCCTATGTGTGAAGCTCTACGTGTTGGAGAAGTTCTACATAGTGAAGACGTAAGTGGTAATGTGATGATACTTGGGACGCCATGATATCAAATCTTCCATGTGACTATAATTATTTTTTGATTTGCTAGGATAGCTGATTACTATCGACAGAGTATTTCGCTCAGGATAATGGTTCAAATTCTTCCGGCAATAATGCAATAGCCTATCAGCATGGTGTAAGTCCAAACCGTTTCGACGGAATAGGTGGCGAAAGAAAGCAAATTAATCATAGTTGACATTCTAAGTTAATGCGTGTATAGTTAAGTGGTATAACATTTGTCTTCCAAACAGAAGTCTCGAGTTCGATTCCCGGTACCCGCACCAAAAATATGTCGATATTTAAAAGATTTGAAAAAGAAAAATGGAAATTAGTAAAAATAATTTCTGAAAATTTTAAACTCAACACCCATGATGGTGAAATTGATATTACCTTTTACTATAATTTACTTCAATCTAATAAAGATAACAGACAGGTTGAATTTTCTTCGACGTACAAAAAGAAAGTAGATCTTGCATATATTGCAAATCAACGAACTATATATCATGAAAAAATTAGACGGTGGGAATTGGGAAGAAAAGATCCCGATATTCCGCAATATGATGAAATTGATGAAGAGGATACTGCTAATTATCTGAAAGGTAAGGTATGATTTTTCCTTGGTTTAAGAAAAAAGAAAAATTTGTTCATGTAAAAACATTTAATCATAAGGTATCAAATGGATATTATACTACGGAGTATTATATTCATTGTTATGAAAATGATAGTGGTAATCGAAAAATCGAAATTATGAGAGATGGACATAAAATAGCATTAGATGCTGCTTTAAGTAAAAGTTCACTCTATCAGACAAAAATATATCGTTGGTTAGGTGGAAGAAGAGATCCAGATATTCCTGTCTACAGTGAAATCGATGAAGATGATACAGCAAATTTTCTAAAAGGTAAGGTATGATTTTTCCTTGGTCTAAAAATTGGGTAAGGGTAAAAAGTTTTGAAATTACAGCAAACTCACCATATGTCTATCATATTCATCTTTATGAAACAAAAGATGGAAAACGCAAGGCTACATATTTCTGTGATGGAAAGAAGTATATTCCGGAGGGACATTGGTTAGGAAAACAACCTTTATTTCAAATGAAAATCACTCGATGGTTAGAAGGTCGACGAGATCCTGATATTCCGGGTTACAATGATATAGATGAAGAAGATACAGTTAATTATTTAAAAGGTAAGGTTTAAATGTTGAAGGAATTTGAGAGAATTGTTATCGACGAAATGATAGCGAATTCTGTGATTCCTAAAGATATATTTCAAATAAATGATAATATTCTTAATGAATATATAAAAATATATGGAAAAATATTTAATAAGAAAAATAAAGGTTTAATAAGAAAAAATCAATATAGATTTGCAAGACGATTAGCCGGATTAACATTATTGAAGGTTAATTATCAATATGGTGCAAAATTTAACGATATCGATTCTGGATTGGTATATATAATTTCTAATCCGATATATCAAGATCATTACAAAATCGGAATGACTCTTGATTTAAATACAAGATTAAATCAATATCAGACATATGATCCATTTCGAAGATTTAAGATTGAAAAATATGATTTTGTTCTTAATAGAAAGGATGTTGAAAAACAAATACTTCAACATCCAAATATAACAAATGAATCAGGAGAATGGATTTTAAAAGAAAATGCAATAGAAATATTTGAAAGAATATGTTTTTATTCCGGTGTAGCTCAGTAGGTAGAGCGGCGGATTGTTAATCCGTTGGTCATTGGTTCGATCCCAGTCACCGGAGCCAATTTTTATCTCGGTAGTGTAATGGCAGCACCACAGTCTCCAAAACTGTTTGTGAGGGTTCGAGTCCTTCCCGGGATGCCAATTTCTTAAGTATGGCTAGTCTATTTCCAACTGAGTCGCGAAACGAACGTCGACCGATGGCAAGGAACACAATCAAAGTAGGTCAATGAAGTGACAATGGACAGTATGAGTAATCATACTTAAGAATTCAAATATGTTGTTCGTCTAGGGGCAGGATACTCGCCATTCAAGCGGGAGAGGTGGTTCGAGTCCACTACAACCATTCTATTTGAAATATTTTACAGGAATATACAGTGGAGGCGGGAGCCGTATGTGAACGAATCTGTTACTATTCCTTATGCCCAAGTAGTGCAATTGGCAGGAGACACCGGTTTTAGAAACCGTACAGTGTGGGTTCGAATCCCACCTTGGGTACCAGATTATATTGTTATGTTTACCCAGAGGGTTATGGGAACCGGATTGTACCGGCGTAAGTGAACCCCATCACAGAATTTCTAACAATATATTGAATATGTTCGTAATTCTAAATGAAGAATCTTGCATTAAATAAGTATTTGTTTTAAAGTATTACATTATGGCAAACATTTATTTAATCGGTTCATTAAGAAATACAGAAATTGTTAATATCGCTAATAAATTGCGAAATGCAGGACACGAAGTATTTGATGATTGGTGGTCAGCTTCCGAGAATGCAGATGACTGTTGGAGAGATCACGAGAAAGCAAAGGGGCATGATTACAAAACTGCTCTACAAGGATATGCAGCGAAGCATGTCTATAATTTCGATAAATTTCACCTTGACAGAAATGATATCGCAGTTCTAGCATTACCTGCAGGAAAATCTGCACATTTAGAATTAGGATACGTTATCGGTTGTGGAAAACCTGGTTATATCCTATTAGACAATCCCGAACGTTGGGATGTCATGTATCAATTTGCCAGTGGTGTATTCTACAATGTAGAAGAATTGATTGAGGAATTAAAAAAGAATTGACCATTAGGTTCGTTTCAGCAAATTTAAATTATATCTTTATTGTAAAAGGAAGGCCCGGGTTCGAATCCCGGATGTGAGTTGGTCGCCACATTAGTTTAGCGGTAGAACTTAAAAAATGCGAACCTGTTTTGAATTTATGCGGCATTTAGTGGAGTGGCTACCACCCCTGTCTGTGAAACAGGTAAGAACGGATCGTAACCGTAATGACCGCCCAGATAATAAATAATGTAATGAAACGCCTATTATCTATTGTACTGTTCGGTGTACTATCTACCGGATGTTCTTCAATGCAATTCGAACACGGTAAATTTTATCTTACCTCGGATCTATTTCCTACTATAACAAATGATGGAAATTATCAAAAGGATAAGAGTTCATCAAGTGCAATATATATTCGAGGTGGAATTCAATATAGATATAGAATTTTATTCTAATATTGGGAGTTTAGCTCAGAGGGAGAGCACTGTTATCTATCACTACCAGTGAATATGGATAATAGGGGTCGTGGTTCGATAACCCACAACACCCACCAAATAATGTGCCGTTGGTCGAGCGTACGAAGGCAACAGTCTGCAAAACTGATGGATTAAAATCCCACACTGGTTAGAATCCAGTACGGCACTCCAAATAAAAATGCCCCTGTACGCTAATTGGTAGTGCGGACATCCTCAAAAGTTGTTGGTTGTAGGTTCGAATCTTACCAGGGGTACCACTTGACAATCATTCTGAAATAATTTAGAATAAATAGTATTAAATTGGGTCATTAGTTTAATGGGAGAACCTTGCTTTTACAAGGCAATGACGGCAGTTCGATTCTGTCATGACCTACCAGATTTTATCGGAAGATGTTGTGGGGAGGTCCCCATCGCTGTTTCGAAAACAGAGGTATCGATATTTTTCGGTAGGCGTTCGATACGTCCTTCTTCCTCCAGGAGAATAATATGAGAGATAGATCTGAAAGAAGAGCTCATATAGAAAGATTAAAGAAAAAACGTCGTTTCTATTGGGGTAAAGATTTGCACCATATTAATAATGAGTTAGATCCGGGAAGGCAACTCGGAATGGTTGTAGATACACCAAAACCATGTAGTTGCTGGATGTGTTCTAACCCCAGACGAGGGTTAAACGAAAGAACATTACAAGAGATTAGTTTCGAAGAAGTAAGCAAATTAGTAGAATAATGCGGGTATGATGTAATGGTTGCCTGTGACCTTGCCATGGTTATCGTACGAGTTCGATTCTCGTTACCCGCTCCAAATTAATCAAGTACATATGGTAAAACTAAAACAAGCATCGCCGGAGTTGCTTAATGGACTTCCCGAAGAAGATCAAATTGCAATTAAGAAATTAGTTTCTGATTGCGTTGAAGGATCCATTTCGGAGATTAACGAATATGGCATTGAATTAGAATTTTCAGATTCATCCGGAAATGTTAGATGGATTTTAGTTAGTCCTAAAGACATAGAATGAATATTTTTTATTTAGACAATGATCATTATCTAAATGCAACCTACCATGTAGATAAACATGTAGTGAAGATGATTACCGAATATGCTCAATTATTGAGTACAGCAGTTAGATTATCGGGAAATGATATAGGTTACAAGATAACACATAAAAATCATCCTAGTGCAATTTGGGTTAGGGAATCACTTGATAATTGGTTATGGTTAAGAGATTTAGCAACAGAATTAAATAAAGAATATCAATATAGATATAAGAAATCTATCAATCATAAGGCATTTGATGTTATTCAAATATTACCTGTTCCTGCATTGCCTGCAATCGGTAAAACACCTTTTAGATTAGCAATGCCGGGGGATGTTAAGACAGATGATCCTATTCAAAGTTATAGAAATTATTATAAAAAATATAAGCAAGAAATTGCATCGTGGAAGGAAAGAGATGTTCCAGAATGGTTCAAATAATGCAGATGAGAAAGTTTTCCGTCATCTTAAAAGAACTCCCCCAACTGAATTTTTAGAATTACTAAAACAATCAAAAATTTATGTGCCGGAAGCATATTCAAAAGATTTCCTAATGTTTAGTAATTTCTGTAAACAAAATAATTGGACGTTTGACGAAGGTTTAATTCTTTATCTCGAACATCATTATGATGAACAAGAAGTTAAATTAAAGAAGAAAAGAGAAGAAATACATGTCTTTAAAGATTAATGCTGCTTTAGCTGATGTGGTCATAGCGCGTGCCTGAAGAGCATGTGAACGTGGTTCGATTCCACGAGGCAGCACCATTTTAAAGGTTACATTCGGCAATTTAATTCTATTTTGGTAAAAAGAAACGTAACCTGTTTTCGGAACATTGGCAGAGCGGCTGATGCACTACTCTCATAAGGTAGATTAGGTGGGTTCGACTCCCATGTGTTCCACCAGATTTTTCCCGCTTTCGTATAATGAATAATATAAAAGTCTTCGAAACTTAAGATAGAGGTTTGATTCCTCTAAGCGGGTCCATAGATTTATTGGGGCTAGGCGGAATGGCGACGCGTCACGTTCTGAGCGTGATTGTAGATGTTTCGAATACATCAGCCCTTGCCAAATTGCTATTTCAAATTTAAGACGGTATAATATAGATTCAAATATTGATAGATATGAAACAAAGTGAATTATATAGAAAAGCAGCCGAATTGGTATTTTCCAATAAAGCAAGGTATGCTTGTCATGCCATTTACATGTTAAAACATAAGAAGCAAATGTCAATGAAATTTTTTGATTATAATGATCCGGAATCGCTGGCAATTGCATATTTGTTTCAAAATCAATTAAATAAGAACACGCTCGTTAAGGGTGTATTTGGAAATCCCGATAATAGAAAAACAAAAGAATTGCGAATAAATGCATTATGTCTTATGAGCGCAATTGCTAAATCGGATAACAATTAATTTGGAAAGTTGGCCGAGTGGTTAAGGCAGCAGTTTGCTAAACTGTCGTTCAGAAAATGGATGCATAGGTTCGAATCCTATACTTTCCGCCATTTATAGAACATTATGAAACAATTTTATATTGACGAACAATTTCTTAAATCAGTAGAAATCCATTATAGTGGTAATTACATTAAAGAAAAGAAAGAAAAGACAGAAGAAGATATAATTTTATTACTTCAAGGTAAAGGCGATTATAGCTGCCACTCTAGTATTGATCATCCAGAATTTACAAGACTTCGAAATGAACTCGAAGAAAAAGGACTTATAAAAACCGAACGTCGTTGGTGGAATGGTGATAGAGTACTGAAACCATTTAAATTAAATCATTGTAATTTTCAAATAGGAATGCAATTTTCTTGTGCTGCTGCAATTCAGTATGATATTAAGAAGGCACGTGAAAAATGGGAAAAAAGGAATTTAAATGCCTAAGAAAATATTAATTATGGGTTTACCTGGTGCCGGGAAGACAACTTTAGCCGGAAAATTAAAAGAATATCTCGAAACAAATAATAAGACAGTTTCGTGGTTCAACGCTGACGAGATAAGAACAAAGTTTGATGATTTTGATTTTTCCTATGAAGGCAGAATCCGTCAAAGTAAGAGAATGTCCGAACTTGCTGAACAAGAAAACACAGACTTTGTTATTTGTGATTTTGTTGCACCATTGATTGAAATGAGACATCATTTCAATGCAGACTGGTTTATTTGGCTCGATACTATCGAAAAAGGAAGATTTGAAGATACAAATAAGATGTTTGTCAATCCGGATTCGTATGATTTTCGAATTACTGAACAAAATTCTGAAGTTTGGTCTTCATTTATTGGACATCATCTTATAGAAGATAAACGCCGTCCTGTTTTTGATTGGAAAAAAGAAACAGTTCAAATGCTCGGCAGATGGCAACCTTGGCATAAAGGTCATAGAAATTTATTTGAAAGAGCAATTGCTAAGACAGGACAGGTTGCAATTATGATTCGTGATTGCCAACATTGGAATGAAAGTAATCCATTTTCTTTTGACCAATCAAGAGAATTTATCAAGAAAGATTTAGATCCGATTTATCAAGGACAATTTGAAATTATTAGAGTACCTAATATTGTTAATATCACATATGGTCGAAATGTTGGATATAAAATCGAAGAAGAAATTTTCGATGAAAGTATCATGTCTATTTCAGCAACTAAGATTAGAAAAGAATTGGGATTTAATTAATTAAAAATCAAGTTGACATGTAAACTAAAATTTTATAAACTAGAGTCTGTTGTTGATTAACACTATGAACAAAAAACAAAAAACAAAAGATAAAAATTATGATTGGTCATGGAATGGACGTTATGGTGATCGCGAAGAAAGAGTTAAATTATCCATTCATCCCAGCGAACTTAGTGAAACTAGACAGAAAAAATTAAGAAAACAATACGAGGAAGCAAATGGTCGTCACGATTTAGCATTTGAAAACCTCGGATTAGTTCGTGAAGGTGGAAATGCATGGAATCATATTAGTATTTGGGCACCCATTGTTCATGAATGGATGAAGAAGAAAAATAATAATGCTGAAGTACAAACAAGAATAAGAGAACAGTATAGATATAAGTAAAGAATTTCGGGGAGCTTGAACCCCTAATAACCAGTATGGTTCGCCCAGCTGGTTATTGAAGAAGGATCTCCGCAAGGAGTGAAAAAGGTAGGAAGCCTACATACTACCGCCAGTAATGGATCATTAAGCAGGCCTGCTCACTCCCGTGAGGGAGCTTTGTCTGATAAGACCGGACGAAGTAACAATAAAGCAAATGTTGTGGAAAGAACGCTAACTTAAACGCCGAGAGGGAACGTTAGTTGGCGGAGAGTAACAGGTGGTGCTGACCTCACAATAAACCAATTTGTTAATTGGTATGAGAAAGGGTAGTGTTCTTGTCCGAACCTCGCAAGTAAGGGCTTGAATGCAGTTTGAATGGTAAATGGCAAGATACGCGAAAACGCCGAGACTCTTGACATATATCGTGAAAGACAATCGAGTAATCCGCGAGATGAAAGATACGTGGTGTGCTGTATTGTGTATCTAACAAGATATATAGCAGCTGAGGTAGCACATCATAGTAGGTTGCAATGTAACTCATTTTGGTAGAGTGTCTGTATCCTAACAGAAAGCAGTTGGTTCGATTCCAACCGTGTATTAAAATGCAAAGACTGCCTCGGTGATATTTGAAAGACATCTAATACTTAGACCGTAAGGTAACTAAGTTCGACAAAAGCTCGCAAGGCCAAGTTGATTTATAATAGATGTTTCGTAATTGGTTAGCACCAATGAACTGCTCGCAAGGCAGACGGAATGGAAATTATAGAGTAGAATATCATGTCAAGTCTACTGCCTGACTTTAAAAGGCGATGTTGTCGGTAGACTAGGATACTGTGAAAACAGACCTAGTGGATATCGTAAGAATCAATGTCCCGCAAGATATTGAAATAATATACGAGGTACCGATCAGTAAGGATGTAATCTCAGTCCTACTATTTTAAAGTATATTAGAAATAGTGTACTTTAAAATAGAATAAGTTTTTGTTAGTTTTCTATGAAAACTAACCGGTGAAAATGTATGGAGATGAGGAATAGCAACCAGAACCTTGGTTTTAGGTTCTGAACACTATTCGTATTCTAGTGATCCGAAACTAAAAGGCTCTGCCATGTTTGTTGATTTTCGGGAATATTAGAATCTCTGTATATTGAAAGTTGTTTAGGGTAAGAATTATTTGGTCTCTATGTTTTTTGCATTTTGTCCGGCTATTTGCTTACCATACGTTTTTACTGTATTACAAATTTAGAAAGGTTTTAGAATGAAAGTAACACTTCGCAAAGCAAACGCAATTCAGGTCGCAATTCAAGATCAAATTAAAGAAATTAAGATCGAATCTACGATCGATTTAAACGAATTTCAGAGTGTTTCGGAAATCCTTGGTAAGGCACGTGAAGAAGCATTATTAAAGGTTAAGAGAACTAAAGACCTTCTTAAGGCACAATATGCCTTAAGGGAAGAAATTGGACGAGTTAATGCAATATCGGGTGTAAATGAAAAACTTTCCGAACTTGCTTTTATGGATAAGAAAATTGCACAACTTAAGGTTTGGTCTGAATCGCCGAAATCAGAAGAAGTCGAAGTAATCAAAGGTAAATTAGAAAAGATTCGTCATAGAAAAGAAGCAGCCTACTATCACGAAGACTCTGTGAAGACAGGTGTATTTACCGACAAGGATATTGAAGAATTTAAGAAAGAAATTCTTGATATCAAGAAAATGAAGAACAAGATCAACGATGAAGTTCTTGAATTAAACGTTAGAACAGAAGTCACATTAAAGGATTCAATTGTTGATATCCTTCGAACAGAAAATCTAATCTGATTTTTCTCTGTAAAGTGTTATCTGGTTGCATGTATCGTTCGGGGCGATATGGTCCGGGTTCAAATCCCGGTACGGAGACCAATGAAGATAAAATTAAAGATTGTAGATTCGGATATAGATAACGCAGAAGTGCAATCTATAATTCAAACTCTAATCGATAATGTCGGTAAGGAAGAGGTATATTTAATTAATAGGCCCAGATGGCGTGCAAATGGCACAGGCTGGGCAGTTCAATGGATGTTTTCGTATTGGGAACTCAAACTTAATGGAAGAGAAAGGTATAAACCTTGGTTTCTTCAATTTAAGTTGAAATTTGGACATCTAATTGAAAAATGATATACCGAGAAGAAAGATTATTCTTAGCATTACAAGGCTGGCAACCAATGTGCCGAA